CACGCGACGGCGTGGAACGATACAAACGGCCGTAAAGTCGGCGGCTTTCATTATGGACGCTGCCGCAAGGTGGACAGCAATTTACAGCCGCTTAATGGCAGCAGTGTTATTTTTGGCACAGGCTGGGAAAGTGCAGTAAGCAACGGCATTGTACCACGTTCTGTATGGACACTGGGACACCGCCCGAAATGCAGCCCAGAGGGTATGGTATATTTAGGCGGCGGCACATGGGTAGATATTTACCTTAATTCTGACGACGGAGCAAAGGGCTTGAAATCAGAGTACGGCTGCGCACCTATGACGGGTACAGAAAGCATGAACTGGTACAACTTTGCAGAACGTCTGGCAAAGAGCGGTAAACGCCTGCCGAACTATGCGGAATTTTGCGCTTATGCTTTTGGCAGCCCTGCCGGACTGGATAACGCAAATACAAACGCATGGAGCGCCACCAGCAACACAGGTAGGGGCGTAACAGGCAGTGTGGTAAATGCCGTTTCTTCCGTGGGCGTTGTAGATGCCGTGGGGCGTGTCTGGGAGTGGCTGGACGAGCTTATTACAAGAGCGGAACACACCACAAATGCAGACTACCACGCAAGCGTAGCGTGGGGCTGGGACAAGAAAAGCCCATTGAACACAGGCGAGAAGTCTTACGACGTTGGTAACATTTACCAGTATTACGCATATTCTCTGGCGGCGCTGGGAGCGGGCGGCGACTGGAGCAGTGGGGCGGGTTGCGGCGCTCGTGCCGTGGATTGCTACAATTACCCATGGAGTGTCGATGCGCACGTTGGCGCTCGGGGGGGGTGTGACTCTCTGTAGACACGGTATAGACTTTGTAGGCTACAAACACAGGGCAACGCACAGGAAAGTACGAAAGGACAGCATAAAGCGCATAAAGCGTACTATCAAGAAGTGCGAGAGCGGGAAAATCACAAAAGAGCAGTTACAAAAGAGTATACAGAGCTGGACAGGACACGCAGGACACGCCGACAGCTATAACCTACGAAAGAAAATAGAAACGCTGGCAGAGGCAGCCATAGAAAAGGCTGCTTAAGCGGCAGAATGCAGGAGCGAGTACATGAGCAGCAATTTACTAAGGGTAGTACAAGAACAACAGGAAACCATAGAAAAGCAAAGCAGGCTTATTGCTGATTTAATAGCCACTCTGGAAAGCTGGGAGCAGACAGCGGGCTACGACGGCGAAGAGCTGAAAGAGCGGGCAAAAGATTTGCAATTAAGAGAAAGGCAGGATTTATGAACATGACTATTACAGAATTTATTGAGGCGGCGGAACATAACAAAATTATCCAGCTGGTAGTATTGGCGATTGTGTGCGACACGGTTTTTGGCGCGCTGCGTGCAATCAAAGAGAAGAAATTTAACAGCTGCGCAGGCATTGACGGGGCTATCAGAAAAGTAGGTATGCTTATTTCTCTGGTATTCATGCTGGCAATCGACGTACTGATTAAGATTAACTTAATCGGATTTATACCGGAGCAGGCACGTACATATTTAGGGCTTGATACCGTGGGCGTGGCTGAATTTTTCGCATTGCTTTACATTGCCTATGAGGTAGTGAGCATTTTTAAGAATATGGCATTATGCGGGCTGCCCGTAAAAAAGGTATGGGAAAAGGTGCGGGAGTTTCTGGCGAAGTATACGGACGAACTGCCGGACACAGACGAACTGGACGGGGACAGCACCACAGGCAACGTAGAGGAACGCAGGACACAGGAAAGATAAGAATAATAAGGACATAGCAGCAAAGAGCGCTTGCAGGACACCGCAGGCGCTTATTTTGTATGCGGAAAGGCAGGAAATATGAACATTAACAGAAAGATAAGTAAGTACAATTTCAATAAGGGCAGCGTTTCCAGAATTAAGTATATTGTTATCCATTATGTAGGCGCACTGGGCGGCGCAGAGGACAACTGCCGATATTATGGCGGCGGCAATAGAAATGCGTCGGCGCATTACTTTGTAGGATTTAACGGCGAGGTATGGCAGTGCGTAGAGGACGCTAATATAGCGTGGCATTGCGGAGCGTCGAGCTATAAGCACGCAGAGTGCCGAAACGCTAATAGTATCGGTATTGAAATGTGCGTAAGGAAGAAAAACACAAAGAGCATGGGCGCAACAGATAAAGACTGGTATTTTGAGGACGCAACAGTAGAGGCAGCGGCAGAGCTTACCCGTTACCTTATGAATAAATACGGCGTGCCTGCATCTCATGTAATCAGACATTACGACGTAACGGGCAAGATTTGCCCTAACCCGTATGTATATAACACCAGCGCCCACACATGGGACGAGTTTAAGCGTAAAATCAGCGGACAGGCAGAAACACCGCAGGGCGGCAATGAAAAAACAATCTGGAATTTTCTTACAGGAAAGGGCTTAAATGCTTATGCCGTGGCTGGTATTATGGGTAATCTGTATGCTGAAAGCGGGCTTATGCCGAACAACTTACAGAACACCTATAACAATAAGCTGGGTAAGACGGACGCAGAATATACAGCAGCGGTGGATAATGGCAGCTATGGCAATTTTGTAAAGGACAGTGCAGGCTATGGGCTGGCGCAGTGGACGTATTGGAGCAGAAAGCAGGCGTTGCTTAATCATGCAAAACAGGCGGGCGTATCCATTGCAGACCTTAATATGCAGCTGGGCTTTTTATGGGAAGAATTGCAGGGATACACAGCAGTAATGGACGCACTGAAAAAGGCGGGCAGTGTGCGTGCTGCATCTGATGCCGTTCTTACTGGATATGAAAAGCCAGCAGACCAGAGCGAAACAGTAAAGAAAAAGCGTGCAGAGTACGGCGAGGGATACTATAAAAAGTATGCAGCAGGAAACGGTACAAAGTATTACAGAGTGCGCAAGAGCTGGACGGACGCAGCAAGCCAGCTGGGGGCGTTTATGTCGCTGGAAAATGCAAAGAGCGCTTGCAAGGCGGGTTATACTGTATATGATGATAACGGCAAGGCGGTATATACCGCAGCGGGGCAGCAGACAAGCGCAGGCGTTCCGTTTAGCGTACAGGTAGATATTTTAGACCTTAATATCAGAACAGGAGCAGGCACGAACTATGCAAAGACGGGAGAAACCACAGGAAAGGGAGTATTTACCATTGTGGAAGTGAAAGCCGGACAGGGCACAAGTGCTGGCTGGGGACGCTTGAAGAGTGGCGCAGGCTGGATTAGCTTAGATTATGCCACAAGATTAGCTTAAGTTTTCGAGGGTGGGCGGTTCGCTGTCTGCCCTCTATTTTTTTGCGATTTTCTTAGAAATCTATACAAAAGTGTTGACAATATACCGAAAAAGGTATATAATAAAATCATGGAAAGGAGATAAGAACAAATAAGAGGCAAAGCCACTGGAAAGGAGAAACGGCACAATGGGTAAGAAAAAGAAACAAAAGAAAAAGCCTATCAACTGGCAAGAATTGGCAATCAGTGCAGTGATAGACTTAATCATAGGAACAATACTTATCATAATTGGTAAGTACATAGGTTAGGGCGAAAGCCCTAACCAACAGGCGGGCGATAAGCCCGCCGCCTA